GGCGGAAGCTATGGTTCGGGTGATGAATTTAGAGAATATTAAGGAGAAATAATGATAGAAAAACCAAAAGAAAAAGAATTTATTTGCCGTGACTGTAACACTTTTTTAGATTCTAAGGAATTAAAAAACGGGCAGTGTCCGCATTGTGGCTCTGATGCCGTGTTTCTAAACGATGTGGAGGACGAGGGATAAAATATTTAACTTGACCACCCGCGCCAAAACAAGTTAAAATAATCTTGCGTTGAAAAACGGCAAACGGCATTGGTGACGCTCTGCTATTGAAATTAGAAACCAAGTAAGATTTAAGCCTTTGTAGCTTTAAGTGAGTTTTGGGAATAGTTGCCCGTCAAGCAACTTCTTTCAAAAACTTGGTTTCAACCCAAAACTCACTTAAATTTATGAAGGTTTTTTTATTGGAGAAAATATGGAAAGAAATTTTGATGGGATATTTATTCCGGCGTGGCTTTATTTAGAAACCTCGCTTTCGTGGACTGAAAAGATTTTAATAATTGAAATAAATAGTTTGGATAAAGACGGCGCAAAACGTGAAAATGGCGATGATTTAGGTTGTTACGCCAGCAATCAATATCTAGCTAAATTTGTCGGTATCCAAGAAAGTAGTATGGCAAATATGATTTCAAAATTAAAGAAAGCCGGATGGATAACGCAACTTTGGTTTGATGGCAGAAATCGCGGATTGCGCTCAAAGCTATATGAAAGCAGACTTCACAAAAAAGTGAAAGCTAGCGAGGTTTCACAAAAAAGTGAACATAGTAAGAATAAGAATAAGGAAGTACTTTTAAAAGAGGAAGAAACAACAACCACAAGAGAGAATGATGTGATAGCTGTTTCGGAAGCAAGCACAGGCTTGATGGATGCTCACGAGAATTTAAGAAACTTCCCAATCCTTGAACGTGCAAAACTACCACTTCCAACGATGAACGAAATTGCTGAAATATTTAGCAACATTGTGCAACATCAAAATCGAAGGACGCTGGCTAAAGAAAACGAATGGCTTGACTGTATCAAACAACTTGAAAAAGAAGGGATGAGTTTTGACGGAATTAAATCACTTTACCGTTACGGCGTGGAAATTGAGAAAAAAGAATTTATCACGCCCAAGATGATGACCGACTACCTTTTCCCGAAATACAAACAATATTTAGGGAAACTAAAACAATCAGCCGAAAAGAAACGCTTGGCACAATCAGAGCCAACTTGGACACCCGAAGGGTTATTGATTATGCGTCCGCTTGGATTATCACCAAGTTATACGATGAAATAAAATGAAATTTACTAATCCCGACCAAAGACCGATACCGCTCAAACCTTGTTTTGGAAATGTGCCGTCCGAAATGCGCCACGTAAAACAATGGGTGATGTGGAAATATGTGTGGAAAGACGCAGACCGCGTTTGGTCAAAAGTTCCATTTAAGACAAATGGGATTCACGCCAAATCGAATGATGCGTCAACGTGGGGTAGCTTTGAGTCTTGTTTTTTGACTTATGAGCAAAATCAAAGTCAGTTTGATGGAATTGGCTTTGTATTTTCCGATGATTCTGATTTTGTTGGGATTGATTTAGATAATTGTGTGTCAAGAGTTGGTGATAAACGCGAATTAACGCCGTTCGCTTTGCGGGTGATGGAAAAACTTGCAACTTATACGGAAATCAGCCCAAGTGGAACTGGCATTCACTTAATCGGCAAGTCAAAAGCAATAGTCCCACTCAAAACAAAGTTCAACGGAAATGAGATTGAGGTTTATCGGACTGGCAGATATTTCACTTTTACGGGCTTGGCAGTAACTAATCCGATTTTAGACGCTAGAGATATTCACACCGAATTAACTGAAATTTGCGATAAAATCAGACCGAAACAAATAAGTAAAGAATCGGCAACACCTGTTAATCAAGCCGAAACCTTAAATTTAACGATTGAAAGTCGTTTGCGAATGGCACTCAAAAACGAGAAAACAAAAAGGTGGTTTGAGGGTGATATTTCTGAACACGGATTTGATGATAGTCGGGCAGATATGGCACTTTTGAGGAATTTAGCTTTTTTTTGTGACGGAAACCGCGACATTTTAGATGCAATGTTTCGGCAATCGAAACTAATGCGTCCGAAGTGGGACGACCTCAGAGGGACAGATACTTATGGGAATAACACAATGGGGAAAATTTTATCTACTCAAACCGAATATGCCTCATTTATCAACAAACACGAAAAAAATAAGTCTGATTATAATTCGAGAAACATTAGGCGAGTTAAAGTCAATGATATTTGGGATGCGACAATGGCTTATCGCGAAAGTGGCGATGCGCGGGGAGTAGAAGTTGGCTGGAGTAATTTAACCGAACTTTACCGCCCGGCGAAAGGGCAATTTAGTGTTGTGACAGGTCTGCCCGGTTCTGGTAAAAGCACTTTCGTTGATTGTTTGTGCTTTAATATTGCTAAACTGCACGATTGGAAAATAACTTTTGCGAGTTTTGAAACCTTACCGATGCAACGACATATCTTGAATTTTGCTCAAATTGCCACACAAAAACCAACTTTTAAATTTATTGATAATCACGCGACAGATAGTGAGATGGAAGAAATCAGAGAGTTTTTGAATGAACATTTTTATTTTATCAAACCGGCTGATGACGAATTAACGATTGAACAGTTATTTGAGTATGTTTCGGATGACATCAAAGAACATCAAATTGACGGGTTTGTGCTAGACCCTTACACCGAACTAGACGAAAAACGGGGCTATGGAATGAGTGAAACCGAACACATTAAACAGATTTTAAAATATGGACAACGATTTACCCGTAATAATCAAATCCATTGGTGGTTAATTGCACATCCGGTCAAATCCGGTGAGACGTATATTGATGGCAGACCAAGTTTGAGGTCTATTGCGGGAAGTCAAAATTTTTACAACAAAATGGATTTTGGATTAGTTGTTCATCGAGTAGAAAATCAAACTAAAGTTTTTGTGGACAAAGTGCGATTTGATATAAACGGCAAAATGGGAGAATGTGAATTTGATTTTGATTCACACGCTAAAACTTATACGCCCGTTGGGGAGCAATTTATTCAAGAAATGGACACAGAAACAAGAAATATTAAAGAATGGAGTTTTTAGAATGAATAAGAAATGGAATTGCGAAAATGGTTTATTTGATGGATTTAATAAAAACTTTGCGGGCGCATTGGGTAATCTTTTTTGTATTGCTTTTCGTTCCGGCAAGACTGAGGTTGAAAGTCTTTTAAATTTTGTGAGACTTGAGGCTTTAGCCAATACGCGCAAAAGTTGGGCATCAGTCGAAGCGATTGAAGTTTATACTAAATTCTCGGAAAGTTTAGAAACCCCAAAAGCAAGAGAATTTGCTGAACATATTATTTGGCGCGAAAGTTTAAGTGATGACGAAAAGCGCAAATTGAAAAACGAATCAAAACAAGACGGTTTAAATAGTTGGATGTCCGCCCAATCGCCTTCGGAGAAACAGTTGAATTATTTGAAATCGTTGGGTTGCCAAACCATTCCGACATCAAAACTTGAGGCATCGAATTTGATTGAAGAATTTTTAAAAAAGAAATGATTATCCAATGGTCGCGGATGAAAAAGTAGAATTTTCTCATTTAGTTTCCAAACGTAATCTTAAACCCTAAATTTTTAGCCGCATCCTTGACCGCTTCCACCGGAACAGCGTATCTCTCAGCTTTCGCGGGGTTAATAGTTGTGCCAGACCAATCAGCCGGATACACCTCAACCGGGAACAGCAGATTCAGATAATTACGAATCCGAATAAACCACTTGGCATATTTCGCCGCACTTCCGGGTTTGGTTAGAAAATTTCCGATAATCGGTAAAACCATCTGCAATAAAAAATCAATTGAAAACATAAATTAACTCCTTTAATTTTCTTTAACTTCTAAACCTTCAACCGCACTTTCAATCTCGGTTGGGGTGATATTTTGTAAATCCGTGTTTGAAACAGGCGGATTATCCACTTGCGGGTTAATGACCGTCATATTGCCTTCTGCTTTATTTTCCTGTTGGGTCGGGTTTGGGTTTAAAACGGTTTGACCTAACCTAATGCCGATTGATAAAACCAATGCCCCCCACGCTTCTTTCGTCATTTCCTTCACGAATTGGTCAATCGCGCCGATTCCGTAGGTCACCCAAACATAAACCGCGCCGTGAATCAGATAAACGGGTAAAGTTATCATCCATAGCGGGAAAGTTCTTAAAAAGTGGACGAAACCGGACTCTTGCATTGTCAAATATTTACCCCCAATTTTTGAGCAGTTAAACGTCCGCAAATGCCGTCTGCCCTCAATCCGTTGGCAAGTTGAAATCTTTGGAGTGCGCTTTGCGTTAAAATCCCGAAATCAGCGTCAATCTGTGACGATTTGAGATAACCTTTCTCGTGTAATTTTTGCTGAATCTGTCTGACTTGTTCCCCTTTTGCTCCGCGTGATATTTCTAAAACTTTGGCGGGTTGCTCTGTCGGCTGAATCGGCGTTGCCTCAAAATCAAGCGTCCAATCCGAATCATCATCATACAAAGCGGGATTGTCAGAAACCGATAAATGTAAATGGTGTTTATGGGCGTTTATTCCGTGATAGGCTTTCGGTTGAAATCCATTTTTGACGTTGTAAATCTTGCCGAAAAAGATAATATATTTCATCCGTTTATCTTTTGAGGCTAATAACGCATTGAGCAATAAATGACCATTGACTCCGTTGGCACTCAAATCGTGCGTAAAATCTCTGGCGCAAACTACTCCGTTTTCGTTTGGATTGTGGTCACTTTTGCGAGCCGAATGTTTGGTGTCTCCGATGCTTCCATCACTTATTTTGGAACGATTGGGAAACATTTCATTCAACTGAAATCGTAATTTTTCTAAACTTTTTGCAACGCGCCACGACATTTAATTTTTCTCCTAAGATACTTCTTTATTTGGCAGGGCGCGGATTCCGTCGCGGTTTTCAGTTTTACAGTGAACACATTTTGACCGCGCGCGCCCATATTTCAAAATGAAAGGGGATGTTTCGAGGAAAGCTGAAACATCCCCGCGTTTGAGATTGGGAAAAATGCAAAATCCAAAGGAAAAACCAATCTCAAATCTTCTGCATTGATGGCGAAAACCTTTGAATAGCAGTCTGCGGGAAATATCCGAGTAGGATTTAGAAGTTCGCTAAGTGTCTGCTTTTGACGTTTCCGCCATCAAATTGAATTGGAGCGGGCGTTTCTACCCCTAGAAAACTGAAATAAACAATACACAGCCTTTTCAATTTCGCCCGCCCCAAACTTAAATTTTCAAAATTGTGGTTGCCCGTTCCGCACCCGTTGGGCTGATGGCTGACTAGGAATTTATCCACCATTTAACGGAAAGCGGGTATGAGAACTCTCCAGACAATTGCCTATATTCTGCTTTTCAACTCGCCAACCACAATTGTTTTTATAGGAAATCAAAAGACTTCAAGCGCAGTTTATCACGGGATTCGGGATTTTGACAAATAGTTTTTATTCTACGCAGGATTACCAACTACCAAAGTTTGATTGTCAAACAAACCGATTTCTTTCTCATTAGTAAATCTGTTTTGAGCAAATTTCATATTTTCAATCGCTTGTTTGTAATAAGAATCTTTTAACTCAATGCCGATTGCTTTGCGTCCTAACGAAACTGGTGAATATACTTCACTTCCGACACCCATAAACGGAGTTAAAACTACTTCGCCGGAATTGGAATACATTTCGACAAGTCTATCAATCACGTCTAGTTGCAGTGGATGAACGTGCTTTTCGTCATCCTCTTCTTTTGAATCACGAAAAGGTAGAACATTATCAATTCTGACATCATCCCAAACACTTGAGGCGTATCGTTGCCAAATATAATGCGACAGTTTGTTGGTTTTTGCATCTGAATGATGAGCAAATTTTTCCTGTAAATGATGCCATAAAGTAACTTCGTCAAATCGAGTATTATTTGCGTTATTGTAGGCTTGCACCATATTCTTGAGAATCGGCATATCGCCAAAATATCGCTTGAATCCGTGCGGGTGTGTAACCGGGACTTCATTCTCACCTTTTTTAGTAAAAATCAAAACATAATCCGGCATTGCCGTAAAACATTTAGTTGCATCTTCAACGATGAATTTGTGCATTAAAGATTGCACCATTGTCCGCATTCTGACTTTGAGCGGTTCTTTCCAAATCGTAATCCGATTGCGGTAATGAAACCCGTGTTTTTCGTGCAGTCTGATTATTTCGTGCGGAAAATCCCATAGATAACAGGCGTTATCAAACACGTCTGTGCAATGAATCGCCGTAATTCTGCCTGCTTTTGTGACTCGCGCCATTTCAGCAATCAAAAAATCATATTGCTCTAAAAATTGCGCTTTAGAATCACAGTTTGAAAAATCCTTTTCGCTTGAACTGTAATTATATAAACCACAAAACGGGGGGGAATAAACCGACAAATCAACAGAGTTATCGGCTAAAGTTGGTAATACATCCATACAATCTCCGTTATAGATTGCAAATTCGTCAGTAACTAATTGGTTTTTGACATTCATTATTATTTTCTCCTTTTTTTATTTATTGCTATTTTGTTTTTCAATTCAGCTTCAATATCAATATCGTGATGTTTTGCAATGTTTAAGCAAACTAAAATAATGTCTGCAAGTTCTTCGTTTTTATTTCCTATTCCGTTTAAGTAAGCCTCAATAAACTCTTGCACTTCTTCGTTTAATTTGTTTATAAATTGCGTTTTAGTTGTAGATTGAGTTATCAGACCTCTACCTACTATTGATTGATAATTTTCTTCAATTAACCTTTTCATAAAAAACTTGGTTTAATAATTGGCTGATTAAATTCCTTTTTTTGAATTTCGTAAATTGAATTGACATTAGTAATCAGATTGGCAAACATTTCACTCGCCTTTTGTTTTTTGGCTTGTAAAGATTCCATAATCCGCGTTTGACCGTCTGACAAAATCAAATCAACCGTCACTTCTTTAGTTTGACCGAATCGCCAGAAACGGCGGATTGCCTGATAATATTGCTCATAAGAATAGGTCGGAAAATAAGTTGTGTGATTACAATGTTGCCAATTCAAACCGAAAGCGGTAATCGTAGTTTTAGTAATCAGTTTTTTGACTTCGCCACGAGAAAAAGCTAATAGAATGTCTTCTTTTTTATCTAAACTCATTTCACCGCGCACCTCAACGGCTGAGACATCAAGTCGTTTTACCCAATCGGCTTCATCATTCAAATTTACCCAATAAACCGAAGTTTCGCGTCTCTTTGCCGTTTCTACCGCTTTGACGCATCTTGCTTCTAAAGTTGTTTTGGTTTCCGCCCTGATTTCGTGGAAAGATTTAGCGGGAAAATTAAACAAAGCCGGCTGATTATTTATCACTAAAGGCTGAAAGTTTTGGACAATGGTTTGTTTTTCGATTAACTTTGGTAATTGATAATGACCATCGTCGAAACCTAAATCAGACGGTTTTCTAACCGACACCGACCATTGCGAAACCCATTTCCAAAAATCTCTTTCGGCGTGTGGTTTCAAAAACCATTTAGCCCCCGAATGTCTAATATCAATTGAGTCGGCGTTATTCTTAAAAAACTTAGAAAGCATATCCATATAGCCTAAATGACCTAACGCCTCGCTACTCGTGCCAAGTTCAATATAATCATTCGGCGCGGGGGTGGCAGTCGCTAAAAATCGGTAATTCATTTTACGGACAAAAGCAGTTACGGCTTGTTTGGTTTTGCCGTCAAAATTTTTCAAAATTGATGATTCGTCACAGATGACACAATCAAAATCGGCGGAGTTCAAATAATGCAATCTTTCATAATTGCAAATAACGATTTTCTTGGTAAATTTGCCGTCTCTGGTATGTTCAATGTCATCAATGCCTAACTTTTCAGCTTCTAATAAAAACTGAAAAGCAACCGCCAACGGGGTTAAAATCAAAACTCTTTTATTGGTTTGCTTGATAATGTTATTAGCAATCGCCAACTCCATTAAAGTTTTTCCTAAACCTGTATCGGCAAAAATCGCCATCCGACCCTTTCTGACTGCTTTCTCAATTATCACCTTTTGAAAGCCGAAAGCCATTTCGGGAATGTAATTCGACTCAAACCCAAATTCACCAATTGAATGTTTCTTTTGTTCTAAAAATTCCTCGTAAGTCATATAATCCTCTTTTGTCAAAACAAAAACGCCTAACGATTTCTGTCTTGCGAAGGTCAGAGCCGTTGGGCGTTTTTGCGGTTTCGGAAAACCGAAATAAAATTTTGTTTGCACTCTGACCTTCGCATTTTTAATTTATCAAATTTTTATCGAATTAGCAAGTCTAATCAATTCTCATTCGCGCAAACGGTGTCGGCTTCTTTTCATCGGGCTTAATCTCAGTTCCGCCGAGTTGAATTTGAGTCATCTCACCTTTTTGAATGAAATTTATCATTCCTTGCTTTCTAAGCGTCTGCAAGATGTCGAGGAGCGGATACCTTAACGCGAAGTCATTTTGAGAAAAAAAATGGCGTGAGCAAGCACCAATCGTCAAAAAATGGGTTGTCCTGCCTAACTTCTTGATAGCTTTTAACACCTTTTGACAAGTTTCGTCATATTCAGAAGTTTCGTAGAACGAGTAAGGCTCTACTTCGCTGGTGCGTTCAACGCCTTTGCTGGTGAAACCTTTGCCCTTTGGCTTGGAAATAATTCCGGCTCGCTTGGCTACGCCTTTGTTGCTACCCATTTCATTTGTCCTCCAAGTTCGCGTATTTTTTGAAAATTTCGTCAATCAAATTCCGAATGCACATATCATCGTAATAGTCCTCGTGGTTTTCAATTTCGGCTAAGATTTGTTTTGGTAGTTCGCGGAGCCGTTCAAGTTCTGCTTCAACTTCGCAAGCATCCGATTCAACCGCTATCTGCCCCGTGTTCGGATTAGTGGTTAGCTTCCGCCAAATCTCTTTTTGTTTGAGAATTTCTTCTCTGTCGTTTTTTTCGATAATTGTCATTTGCCTACCTCTTTTTGTGCCTCAAATAAGGCTTTTAGTAAATCAATAATTTCCCCTCTAACCCTTAGAATTTATCTCCACTTCCCACACAAACCTTGTCGCCGTAATCGGTTGTCTGGCTAATATTTCCAAATCCATTCTAAGACTCTGGATTTCCACCCGTAAATCGTCCTGCCCGATTTCACCTTTTTCCAATCGCCGTTCAATCTGTTGGACTTGATGTGTTAGTTCGCCAATTTTTTGACTTTCAAGGTGTGTCATTGTTTTGCCTCCATTGCTATTCGGTTTCGATAACTGCCGCCTCTTACCCCGCCGTTTCGTCGGCTGGTCAACGAAGCCAAATCATTATTACGATTTTGCCAGACATAGATTTCTCTTTTGGCATCTTCCAAAATTTCAATAAAAGTGTTTGCTTCTAGTTCAATGTCTTGTTTTTGACACGCCTTGATATACCTCGCCAAGCCTTCTAACACCGTGCTATCATTTGATTTCGTCAATAAACCGAAAGCGGTTGACCATTGAAAAGTCGGATTGTTGCGCCGGGCGGTTTCAATAATTGTTAGGATTTCTTGTTTAGTCATCGCGTTAATTTACTTTTTCACTCGTCAAATTTGCATTCAGCCAAGTCATCCCATTCATCGCCGTCTCTATCACACCACGATAAATAATAATTTGGAAAGCCTTCGCCATCACACATCCAAACGAACTGCCAAATCGTGAACAGTTCGCCGTAAGTGGCGAAAACGCAAGCCTCAGTCGGTCGGTCTTTTTGCCATTTCGGATTTTCAATTTTTGTTATTTTCATCTTCCACCTCCACACCCAAAGCATATTCCCGATATTCGCGTAATAAATCTTCCAAAATACACAAATCACACGAATACGGACGGTTGACACAATCGCCGTCGTGCATCGGTTGTTTATTTTGATAACTTTCCCACGCTGTCTTTTTAGCGTAATTTTCAATCCAAGTGGTTGACGGAGCTTCGCCATTGTGCCGATGTTGTTCAGCAATCCACTCGAAAAAACTTAATTTACTCATCTTTCACCTCTTTTTGTGCCTCAAATAAGGCTTTTAGTAAATCGTTTAGTTTGACCGCAATCGTTTCACCCGTTGGCGATTCGAGCGTTAATAATTCGCCTTCAAGCCTATTGTATGCGTTCTGAGGCTAAAGTTGGCTTAGGAATGGCAGATAAAGACCAATGGCAACAGGAACTTGATGAATTAACTAAATAACGGATTGGAATGGGATAGAGGAAAATATGATTATTCAACAACCTAAACAAATAAAAGAAAATCTGCAATGGAAGATGGTCGAAACATCAGACGAAGATTCAAGCCATTTCATTGAACTATGTGATTGCACAATCGGTCATAATTCGGAGTTTGAGGCAAAAAGATGCGCTAAATTGACGGAACGGTTGAAAAATCCGGTTGAACGTGAAAAAGCGTTTGAAGTGACTAAGTGTTATGGATGTAAGCATTTTACAGCCTTTCAAAGACCGACCAAATTGACTAAACATACAGAAGAAATAAAAGGCGTTTGGCACGGCACACAACTTGAAAGATGGTGTCAGCATCCCGAAATGCAAACCGAAGCCGATGACTACAACGGAGTATATCACGATGCCGATAACGCAGAGGAAATCTGTGCCGACTACGATTGGCAATGGTTTGAACCCAAGACCACACCAACCCGCATTGAGGGCGATATTTTCAGCAAGGAAAAGGAACGGGGGATATTTTAGATGAAAACTATCAAACTGACAATTCCAATCAAAATCGAATCTGAGGCGAATTTGCGCGAACATTGGTCAAAGAAGCATAAACGTAAGGTTGCCCAACAAAAAGCCTTCTGCGTCTATTGGAGAAGCCTTAAACCGCTGGTCAAACTTCCCTGTAAAGTGATTTTTACCCGTTTCGCTTCGAGACTCTTAGACTCGGATAATCTCGCTGGAGGCTTCAAGGCGGTGAGGGATTCTTTCGCCAAAGAAATCGGCATTGATGACGGCTCAGAGTTGCTTGAGTTTGAATATCGGCAAGAGAAATTGAGCAAGCGGGAATATTATTTTTCGATTGAGGTTTTAGAACCTTTTGAGCGCAGCTCTAGTACTTCCCGAACAAGCGTTGAGTCTGTTTTCTCTAGTAAATCAGCCACTGCTTTTTTATCAAGCGATGTTATTTCTTTTTTCGTGATATTTGCGAGCCATTCCTTGAGTTGCTTCAAGCTGTTAGGGTTGTCTAGTCCTGTGAGACTTACAAGTCTCTTGTCTATTTCAATAGGTTCAAAGACTTCAATTGAGAAGTACGTAGCTATGCAAGAGTGCGCATGCGAAGACAACAGAGCGCACGGCCTGTTCCAATTTTACGGAGCAAGTCGTACAGGAAGGTGGGCGGGACGCTTAATACAATTGCAGAACTTAGGGGGTAGCCACAATAGCCAGCTTTAACAGCACTACAATGCCACTGTTCTACGGGTATATCGTAGCCAATTGCTTTGAAACAATTACGTTCAAAATTAGCGTTGTGGGCGTGTTTTTCTACTTCTGGGTCGCATAATGCGTCTAAAAATATTTGGTTTATTTTCTCCCCTTGTGCTAAATCTATGATTATAATAGGGTCGGAGCCAAAGGAATACGCAACAAGTAATATCTCAAAGTCTGGACTCTCTACGTATTTGTAAACTCCTGACGTGGTAATATCAACAGAGCTGTATGTTTCAATATCAATGTGGAGTTTCATTTCTTGGCTATTGTTTTATTGGTGTCTCGTAAACTGCTTAATCTAACAAGCAACTTCTTTTTTGTTTTAGGAGTTTCCAGAACTGCGGTGTTCTTTTCAACGTTGAAGGAAATTAACTTCCACACGTACCCTCTGCTTTTTGCCCAATCACAATGGTAGAGCCTGTTAATTATGTACTCTCTTGGTATATCGTTCATAGGTCGTAGTTT